GGTACTGCTAGTGGTGGAGACTTCAACTACACAGGCGGTGCTGGCGGATCTATTACAAGAGTCGCAAACAACGCTAACAGTGCAATGACTACAGGAGGCGGGGCTGTTGCTCTTTACGGCACAACTTACCGTGGCGGCAACATTACGCTAAGTACCGCTAATGCAAGTTCATACATGATTGGCTCTACTGGCGGCGCAGGTGTTGGTGGCAACGGAGGCGACATTACTTTCTCTGGAACTAGCTCCAACGCACGCTTTAGTGGTGGTGGAAGTGCAAGTCGCTCAGGCTCGTCAGGTGAGTCAGGGAGTGGTTTGAATACCAGTACCAGCCAAGGCGAAGTACCGGGAGCGCCTATGACCTCCTCTACAATTAGTGTTATTGATGCCCAAGGTTTTGCATACGGAGGAACGTTTGCTTACAACGCGAGTCCTGCCGTTTCTACGTCTGGATATGGCGGTGGTGGCGGCGGTGCTACTGGATACAACCAAAGTAATTCCCAATACCTATACTCTTATGCAGGGACTGCTGGTGGCTTTGGTGGAGGAGGCGGTTGTACTTTTGTCAGTGGTGTGGATTACCTTGCCACTGGTCAAGTTCGAGCAGGGCCGGGAGGCACTGGTGGTGGCGGATCAGGCGCTTACAGCGGGCCTTTTCATACCATGACGTCTGCTACTAATCGCTCATGGGCGGCGGCTGGCGATGGCCTTTGCATCATCATGTACATTTAGAGGGGGCTACAATGGCTATTTATATTATAAAGAATGAAAGCAACGAAGAGATTAACCGCATTGTAGCTGACCTAGCGTTTGTTGAGGCAAACTACGCTGGTAGATACGAAGAGTCTATTGCTTCTACAAGTCCTGTGCCAGCAGAAGATGCTGCAAGGTTGTGGCGTAATGAAGAACTAGAAGCTACAGACTTCATCGTACCTTTGTCTGACCATCCGCAACGAGCAGCATACATGACGTACAGAACTGCACTACGTGATTGGCCTTCAACAGACGCATTTCCAAACACTCGACCAGCTTTAGGATCTTAACAGTAGACAACCTTCAGAAAATATGCTATAATCTTTTAAGGAGTTTAAAATGGATTTAATCAATATTATTACAACAATTGTTACTGTAGCTTCTATTATTGCTGCTTTAAAACCTATTCCTAATAATAATAAATGGGTTGAAAAGTTTTACAAACTTACAGACTTGTTAGCCATTAATGTTGGTAAAGCAAAGCAGTAGGTGAAAGTAGTTATGGCAGTAAAAACTGAGATGGAGATAGCTCTAGAGGCTTTAGAAAAGATTGCTCAACATGAAAAAGAATGTGGAGAGCGTTGGGGAGAAGCCACGGCTGAGTTAAAACAGTTAAGGGAGTTAGCTGCATCTCATGCTGCACGGTGGGAAAGACTTGCATGGCTTGTTGTTTCTGTTGTTTTTGCAGGAGCTACTTCTGTTATTTTTGCACACTTAGGATAAACAATGAGTAATAAAAGATCTAATAGAAATAATAAAAAAGTTTTAAAGGCTTTAAAAAATAAAAGGCTACAAGCGCATTCAGGGCAGCATGTAAAAGAACGATATGGATCATACGAACCACACAATCCCAACTCAGAGTTACATTCTTTTGAACCTGAAAGTGGTCAAGGTGGAACTGGACTAGCGCCTGTAAACACAACAACCAATACTACAACAACTTCAAATCCTTCTGGGGAAGGCGGTGGTTCTGTGTCATCTACACAAAATACTTCATCTACGTATACTCCGGGAACTTCAGGAAGTCTTCCTACTTCTTCAACAACTTCAAGTGCTCCCAGAGTTGAAATAACTCCTCCTGAAAAGTTTGAGATAGATGAAGTAGAAACTGAAGATGTTTCTTTAGAAGGCACTCAGTTAGGGCCTGCTGAACAAATAGGCGCACAAACAGCAGTAGGCGCATCTACAGTAAAACCCCCACCTACCGTGAAAGGTGCATTTGCACAATCAGCTAAACAGGGCGTTACACCAACCGCTATTGCGCCTGCTAAAATAGAAGATGTAGCTCTTGTAGGTGCTGATGCGTTAGAGCCTACAACGGCGGCACAAGGCACTATAAGCCCCGAAGCTATTGCCAGTGCTGAAGGCCCTACGCTTACTGAAAGGGCTGTAGCGGCTGAAAGAGATACTGCACAAGAGCAAGCAGCTTTAGCAGAAGAACAAGATTTTACTGTTTCAGGTAATGCTTTTGTAGATAAAGTAACAGGACAAACTGTAACTGTATCGCCTACTCCTGAAGCAGAAATGAAGCAGCGTGAAGCCATTACTGGACAACCCGCAACGGCTGGACAGGCTGCTGAGATTATTGGAATTGTAGGCTACGAACAGGTTAAAAATCGTAGCTACAGTGGAAGAGAAGCAGCAGCCGGTGCTACAAACATGCTATCAGAACTGGGTAATTTACCTACTAATGTTAGTACATCTATTGTAGAAGACCCTGCAACTGTAGAGGCTCAGATAGATCAACAGCCTGTAGAAGTACGTGCAGCAGTAGCAGCATTGCCTACAGAGGCTCTTGTATCTTCTCAGATGGAAACCCTGCTAGCCGGTATGGAGGACGGTAAAACTCCTGCATGGGCTAGACCAGCAGTAGCAGCTATTGAGCAGAAACTAGCCGTTAGGGGCCTGTCAGCCTCTACAGTAGGCCGTGACGCACTCTTTAATGCAATTATACAAAGTGCTTTACCAATGGCTCAGAGCAACGCACAGGCCCTCCAGCAACGTGCAGCGCAGAACCTGTCTAATGAGCAGCAAGCTAATCTTACGCAGTCTACACAAGACATGCAAAGACGCATGGCTAACCTAGCTAACAGACAGACGGCAGAAGGTCAAACTGCACAGTACGCACAACAGATGTCAGTATTGCAGAGCCAGTTTACACAACAAGGTGTCATGGCTGAGATGCAAGTTGCTAATGATTTTCTTGCTAGGAATGCAGGATTTCAACAGCAGATGAATCTTGCTAACTTGTCAAATGATCAGCAGATGCGTTTGGCTAATCTGTCTGCTTTGAATCAGGCTGACTCTCAAAACTTAAATGCTGCTCAACAGACAGAGTTGGCTAATCTTAATGCACGTATGCAGACTAATTTAACTCAAGCAAAAATTGCTGAAAGCATGGGAGTAGCTCAGTTAAATGTAGATCAGCAAAGGGCAGTTCAAAATGCTGCTATGATTGCTCGTGTAGATCTTACAAAGTTTAGTACAGATCAACAAACTGAACTGGCTAATAGTAAGTTTATGCAGTCTATGACTATGACAGACTTTAGTGCTGAACAACAAACAGCTATGCAGAATGCTACATTGATGGCCCAGATGGATCTTGCATCGGCTGATCAACGTACAAAGCTTGCTATTACTAATGCTCAGAGTTTCCTACAGATGGACATGTCTAATCTTAGTAATAGACAACAAGCTGCTGTACTTGACCAGCAGTTAAAGCAACAACGTCTTCTTTCTGATCAAGCAGCAACAAATGCTGCAAAACAGTTTAATGCAGCCTCAGAGAATCAAACTAATCAATTCATGGCTAACTTAGAGGCTAATATGTCTCAGTTTAATGCTTCACAGACAAATGCCATGAGACAGTTTAATGCTACTGAGCTTAGTAAAACAAGCGCCTTGAATGCTCAAAATGCTATAGAAGTTAACAAAGCTAATGCTGCTATCCGTAATCAAGTTGATCAGTTTAATTCTCAGATAGAGTTTCAACGTAATCAGTGGAATGCTGCTAATGCACAAGCTGTTGCACAGTCAAATGTAGAGTGGCGTAGAAAGTCCAATACAATTGATAGTGCTGCTGTTAATGCGGCTAATCAAGCAAATGCTCAGATGGCTTTTAATCTTAATTCAGCAGAGCAGTCTTTCTTGTGGCAGAACTTACGTGATGAGGCTGCTTATATAAGACAGTCTTATGAAAATGATCAACAGCGTAAGACTACTTTGTATGCTACTGCACTTGCTAACGAGCAATCTGCTGATAAAGGTGGAAGTAATACTAGAACACTTATGGATTTAGCAACTACATTCTTTACCAAAATATAGGATATATAGATATGGGCTTTCTAAGAAAAACATTTAAAAAGATTGGAAGAGGCATTAAAAAACTTTTTAAAAAGTTTGGTAAGTTTATGAATAAAATTGGTGTACTTGGTCAAGTAGCCATGATGTTTATTCTTCCCGGTATTGGTCAAGCTATTGGCGGTGCTATAAAAGGCTTTATAGGTCAAACAGCAGCACAGGCTGGGGCGCAGGCCGCAGGAACAGCGGCGGCTTCAGCGGCTAGTCAACAGGCAATCGCGCAGGGAGCTTCCGCAGCAGCAGCGCAAGCGGCAGGCCAAGCAGCTTTTAAAACCGCAGCAGCCGCAGCAACTAAGGCAGGTGTTCAAGGAACTGCTACTGGTTTATTTGCAGGAGGAGCAACTTCACAGGCCGCAGGGCATATGCTCCAGTTTGCAGGGAAAGCCGCTGCTGCACCTTTCAAAGCTTTTCAATCTGTTACAAACGCAGTGACCAGTACTATCGGTGAGTTTACTAAGACAGCCGCTAGTAAGTTAAACATACCTGTAAAAACAGCCGCAGATAATTTTTTTGGTACAGACTCTGCTTTTTCTAGAGTTGGTCAGTCTGTAAGAAGTCCTTTTAGTGCTACAGCTAGAGCAGAAATTGCAACACGTAAAGCTGGGCAACTGTTTGCTAAAGAAGGCTTAACTAAAACAGCCTTTGATAACAGTCTTTTAAAAGGCGCTGAAGCAGCTAACTTAGAATTTGGGATAGATTTACCACAGGTTTCTGGG